ATGGCAGCGATGTCAGACGAGATGAAAGATATGCACAAAGACGGTGGATGCGCTGATTGTGAGTGCGAAGGTTGCCAGTCATGCGAAGGTTGCGATAACGATAACTGCAAGATGTGCAAGTGCGGATACGGCATGGCTAAGTTTGCTGGCAAGTGCCTTCAATGCGGATGTGGCGTAGTCGGAGACGATCACGGTAAGACAGTAGTTCAGATTCCGGGCAACAACGGCGGGATTCGTACAACTGCAAATGTCTCAACTGCACAGATTGTCACACCAGAAGAAAACGCTGGTTCAATTAAGTCAGCCGAAGGTGAAGATGCACCTGTTGAAGAAGTTAAGGCTGAAGAAGTTGCAACTGAAGAAGTTGCCGCAGATGCTCCCGCTGAGGATGCACCTGCCGAAGAAACAACAGAAGAAATCACAGAGATTCTTGGTGAGAAGTCAGTAACTTCTATCATCGAGAAAGCATTAAAGAGTGCGTCTGAAACAGTCAAAGCTGAGATTGCTGAACAACTCGCTGCATTAAAGGCAGCCGAGGAGAAGGTGGTAGCTCTTGAATCAGAACTCGTAATTGCTAAATCTGCAGCAGTAGCCGGTGGCCCAAAGCGCACTGGTCGCGTCGCTGTAAACGATTCAAATGAACTACTCATTAAAGCCGCTGAATACCGCGTAAAAGCAGCAGCGACTTCAGACCCAATTCTTGCTAAGGGTTACAAGGCATTAGAGAAGGAATATCTCTCTAAGGCCAGCGGAACTCAAGACGCAGAATAAACCCACTCGAAAGGAAACACTCACATGGCGCTACAGGCACCTAAAGCTTCCGATCTCTTTGGTGATGTTGATTCACCAAAGAAGGCCGCGAAGCGTATGGATGAATTTCAGTCTGAACTGAATAAGTCTTTTGCACTACCTAACACACAGGGAATGACACCTACACAAGACCCAACAGCGGCTCTTGAAGCACTAGCTGCTACAAAGTCACTATCACCTGATGCACTTGCTGGACTCAACAACGCAATCGCTTCACAGCGCCTTGCATTGCAGGATGTTCAGAAGGACATTTCTCTTACATCTCCACTCTCAACATCTTTTGCAGCCTTCGACCTCGAAGCACCTGCAAAGCTGCTCACACCACGCCCAACACCACTTCGTAACCGTATCCCTCGCAAGAAGGGCGTTGGTACATCACACCGTATCAAGCGCATCACCGGCTACACAGGTACAGGTACAGGTGGACAAGGTCAGATTTGGCCGGGCATCACAGAATCTACAACTACAGCTTTTGGTTCAATCAACTTCGAGCGTGGTTCAAAGATTTCCTACACAGCAGATGACATCATCTTGCCGTACAACTCATATTCACTATCTGACTCAGTTAGCTTCGATGCTAACTTCTCAGGTTTGGGATACCAAGACCTTCGTCAGCTCTCATCAACATCAACACTCTATGCAACAATGTTGATGGAAGAGCGCATGATGCTTATGGCTCGCGGTACAGCATCAGGTTACGCAGGCGCAATTTCAGCTCCTAGCGCACCTACACTTGCAGCAATCACAGCAACAGGATCAGTTACAGCACTTGCTAACGCTACATATTATGTATATGTCACAGCCGATGCAGGTATCTCATCAACAGGTTTTGGTGAGTCCGTAACATCTTCAGTAGCATCACAGGCTACAAGCTCACAGGCACTCACAGTAACAATCGCACCTGTAACAGGCGCGATTGCATACAATGTTTATGTCGGTACAACAACTGGTGCAGCTAACGCTAAGTTCCAAGGTCGTACAACAGGTACCGTATTTACACTTGGCGGTACAGGAACATCATCAACTGGAAATCAGGCTCCACTCACAACAACAGGTGCAGTAGCAACACGCGCTGCATCAGATACCTCTGCATACGCAACAGGTTACGATGGAATCCTTCCTACAGTTCTTGGCGCTAACACAGGCTACAACAACTTCATTAACTCAACATTCTCAAATACAAATCCGGGCACAGAGTTCCAGACAGTATTTGCAAGCCTCTACAACTCAGTAAAGGCTGATCCAGATGAGATTTTAATGAACGGTTCAGATCGCAAGCAGCTCTCAGACGCAATCAAGGGTTCTGCAAACGCTAACTACCGTCTACAGATTTCACAGGATGAAGCAACCGGAGTTACATTCGGTTCAGTAGTTAATGGAATCGTGAACGAAACAACAGGTAAGTCACTAGACATCACAGTTCACCCTTGGCTTCCACAGGGTGTAGCTCCTGTTCTTTCCTACACACTTCCAATTCCAGACACCGAGGTTTCAGATGTTTGGGCAAACTACATGGTGCAGGACTACATGGGTATCCAGTGGCCTGTAACTCAGTTCGCGTATGAATTCTCAACATACTTCCGTGGCACATTCTTCTGCTCTGCTCCAGCATGGAACGGCGCAGTATCAGGAATCACCGCAGCATAGTTAAGTAAAGGTTGAGCCCCGTTAGGTAAAGACTTAACGGGGCTTTACCCTAAAAAAAGAAAGGCAAATAAAATGGCAAGACTTGTACCTAGAGATGGTTACGCAAAAGAAGTAGAGATTAAAAGGCAGTCAGGCACGAAAGTTTTACGCGCAGGTAGAGATGGTTTATATCGCACAGAAAATCCTAAAGATATTGCTGCTCTCAAAGCAGAAGGTTTTACAGAAGGCAACTTAGCTCTACAAACTGATGGCGATTCACAACGCGGGTATAATTGCATGAACTGTGGTTTCGGATCATGGTTCAGAAAATGCAGTCGATGCGGTCACGAATCGTCAGCACCTAAAACAGACGGAGATTAAAAATGGCTTCAGCGGTTTCGCCAATAACTCAATTTCAATCGGGTTCTTACCTCACAATCGCTGAATATAAGAACGCTCCAACGGCGATTGACTATAACAATCTCGTCGTAGGCGGTACATCTGCACAACAGGATGCCGAATTAGCCGCTGTTATTCAGCGCGCTTCATCATTTATTGACATCTATGTAAACCAGCCGCTTATCGCTCAGAACTTTCAAGAGCAGTCTCGTACTCGTATCACCCCTGAAGGCTTCATGGTGATTTCACCTGATTTCAACAATGTTGTCTCGCTTAACTCCCTAGCTTATGGCGCAACTCCAACTGCCATGACACAGGTGACAGACGGCGCGCTTGCCTCGTGCTGGTTTGAAAAATCTCAGATTATCTACCCAATGAGTCAGGTCGGAATCGGCTACTCATCACAAGGGCCGCTATCTTTCGGCTTCCCGCCTACAGTCCGCTCTCGTATCTACGCCGCGTATAACTACACAGCGGGCTATTGCAACGGCTTAATCAACACAGCTACAGTCGGCGCAACATCGTTTACCATGATTGACCCAATTGGTCTGACCGCTGGAACTGTCGTGACTATCTATGACGGCGCAAACACAGAGCAGGTAGTGGTATCTCCAACTTATGCCTACGGATCAACAACGGTCTTAATTACTACTGCACTCAAGTACACCCACGCAAACGGCGTTGCAGTAGGCAATATGCCACAGGCTGTAAAGCAGGCGGCAATCCTTATCGCGACAGACTTCCTCAAGGTGCGTGGAGATAACTCCCTTACTATGGCTGTCACAACTCGCGCTTCATCCGGGCCAAGCGTTCAAGACATTATTGGCTCAGATATTGCGCTTGCTAAAGAATTGCTGGCACCTTTCCGACGGATGCGCTAAATGGCTGTCGGTCGCTCTCAGCTTCGCTCAACACTTTATTCGTACCTCACTGGTGCGTCTATTCCTACGCTCAACCAAATCTTTACATCATTTCCAAAGCGCATTAACTTTCAGGTCAATACAAGACCGGGGCAGTTATCTCGATCTGCTCTCGTAATCTTTATTCAGAGCGAGCGCGAAACTCGGTTGGCAATCGGCGGGGCAACTAATGGATGGAAGCGCGTAGATTTTCAAGTTGTATTACAGGTGTTCCACCACTCTATGCAAAACAACGCCGAAGATGCAATGACAGATTTTGATACACTAGTGGATAGCATCAAGAATACGCTCCGAGCTAGTCATAACTTTGGTGATACAACCCAAGTCAATGTCTGGCAAGGCGCGGAACCTGTGATCGACTGTCTGTACGGAGAACCGATTACTTCGGATAACGGAGCAACCGAGACTTGGGCAGAAATTCGATTTGATGTTACCCAAATGATTCAGGCATAGGAGAACGATGGCTACATATCAGTACAACGGTACACAAGCGCGCGAGTTTCCAACTCTCGCACTTACCGTTCAACCCGGCGACACTTTTGAGTCAAAGGATGAGATTATCTCAGCCGATGTCACTCTCGCTTCTGCACCAAAGATAAAAACACCAGCACCGTCAGCCCCGTCTGACACAACCGTAGGAGAGTGAATAAATGGCACTACAAAATACACATCGTTCGTATATAGGCATTGCTAAAGAAACAACTAAGGGAACAGCGGTAACAACACCAACTGCCTATATTCCTGTCATTGCAAGTACAGTAAAACCACAGGATATTTACACACCGCTTTACGATGAAGGCTTGCGTGGATCGCTTGTAAAAAACTACAACTACATTCAAGGCCGCATCCATACTCAGTTTGACTTTGGCGGCGCAGTATTTGCAGACACCGTGATTTACCCGCTTTCAGGCGTACTTGGTGAAGATGTTGTAACCGGATCAGCACCTTATGTTCACACAGTAGCTCTTAAGAACACAACAGCCGCAGCTTCAGATGCTCAGCCATCTGCATACACAATCCTTGATTACTACGGCGCAAATGTTCGCACCTATGCAGGTCAGCAATTCCATGATTTCACACTAAAGTGGAGCGCAGACGGGCTGCTTGAGTACGACGCTAAATCAACAGGGTGGCAGTCAGCTACAGTTTCAACACCGACACCATCATTTTCAACTGTATTGCCAGCAGCGGTATGGGTTGGAACAGTTAGCGTTGGCGGCACCACTATTTCTACAAACACAATGGGCAACATCGACATGAAGCGCCCAGTCACTCCTGTTTACGGAATCTCAAATGTGCAGACTCCATATCAGGTGTTCCTCGGAGCATTGGAAGTTACTGGTAAAGCAACATTCCTCATGGAAAACGACACCCAGCTCACTAACTACCTCTCAAACACACAGCCTGCCCTAGTCTTTAACTGGACTACAGGATCAGGTGCAACACAGACTTCAATTCAGGCAACAATGACTAAGGGTGCATACACACTCGCAGTAATTGAACGCTCAAAGGATTTCGTCGAAGTTCTC